CTAATGGGCCAGTGCCTCCTGTCGCAAGATCACCTTGGCTTCTAGCTAGAAGTTGCGACATCTCGCTTCGCTTTAATTCAGTATTATCTTGTCCAGCCTGAGTAGCATCACGCAACATCTTCCCGCCCTGATACTGACGCAGCATGTGGGCAAGACCTCTGCCCCAATCAGTTTTCTGACCACGACTAAGCCCTTGGCGCATATCCTGATTCATAAGCGCTTCAGACATTCTCTGCTGAATCGCTATTTGATCTGATGGTTTGTAGTTATAATTCGCCATAGTTAATCCTAGTTGAATAATTCCCCAAGTGCGCTGGTCGCAAACCCGCCAGTACCGCCTGTCATAGCAGCACCGCCTAGCTGAAATAACCCGCCAGCTATGTCAGGCTGATTCTGAGCATTTTGTATTTGATAGTTACCTTGCTGTTGAGCAGATTGGAATAAAGGTGCAGCCGCCACTTCAGCGCCAGTATACTGCTGGAACTGTGGTGCGTTGACCTGAGAACCAGAGCGTAATGCGTTGATCTCATTCAATGGAAGTTGACGCAAATACGCCTGTTCCTGAATCTGACGCTGACGTTCAGCACCTTGAGCGGCTTGCAGGTCTTGTTGATTACCAAATGTGCGCTGGCTTTCAGACTGATCGAATCCGGCCTGAGTCGTTCTTTCACCAAACTGTTGCGCTCGATTAGCTGCATTTATTTGAGCTGTGATAGCCTGTTCAGACATACCTTGCGCTCTCATAGACTGCTGCAACTGAGCAATACGCTCCTGCTGATCGAAACCTTGATCCGCATAGGATTGGTCGGCAGTTTGTTGTGCGCCCTGCTCATTCAACCTACTAGCTCGTTGACCCTCTTGAAATTGAGCTACTTGCCCTCTTTCAGCCATTTGTCGATCTCTTTGCTGGCCTGACACTTGAGCCTGAATCTGCTGTTCACTAAGCCCTTGAGCGCGTAACTGTTGTGCAAACTGAGCCATAGACTCTTGCTGACCAAATTGTGACGCGTTGCGCTGCTCCTGAGATTGGTTAATAGTGTTTCGCTCACCAAATTCCTGCGCCCTGTTAGAGTTAGCAAGTTGCGCCTGAACCTGTTGCTCATTCAAACCTTGCGCCCTAAGCTGTTGGGCAAACTGGGCCACTTGGCCTCGCTCATTCATTTGCTGATTTCTTTGGCCCATCTGAGAGCTAAAAACCTGCCCCTGCTCAGACATACCTTGCCGTCTTCTGGCGTTTTCCATACCAGCAATTCGGCTTTGTTCCTGACCGCCAGACAATATAGCCCGTTGGTTAAAGTCATTCTGTTGGCGTTCCAAACCCTGCATCTCGCGCCTGAAACCTTCAGAACCCGGTGTAAAGCCTCGTATTCTTAGATCATTGTCTAAAGCCTGTCGTTTATCAGCAAAGTCAACATCGCCTCTTGAACGAATAGCGTCTGTGACCTGTTGTAGACCACCAACACCAGCTTGTGTAGAGTAAGGATCTAAACCATCAGCACTTACGCCGTCAATGTTTTGAAGACCTTGACTATTAAGGTTGCCTTGAGCGCCCAACTGACTAAGATCAACTCCCTGTAATGGGCCGCCAGCTTGAGTTAACGCTTGAACTTGCTGTAGACCTTGCTGGGTTAATTGTCCATTCTGCGTCAGGCCAGACAAATCAATGCCTGTAGCTTCAGACAATCCATCTAAATTAAGATCACCACTTTGGCCTAGATTGCCAGTGTCCATTCTCTGAATTTCATTAGGATTGGTTCGCTGTAACGGGTCATCGCCTTTTTGGTACTTACCACCTTGTGCGGGTTGCTCCCAAGGAAGCCTCGCTCGCATGTCGCCAAACCCAGACATATTTTGGCCCTGACCATTCTGGTTAAACGTCATGCCATTATTAGCCTTAATAGTCTCAAGCTGCTGATTCATATCGTACGCGCGAGTTCCCGGAATCTGAGATGCCACGCTACCGATAAGCCCCGTCATACCAGCGCCACGCATAACCGAGCCATCTGGCATTGTGTGAGTAGCTTCTCCGCCACCACCAGTATAGTTCATCTGAGGCATATTAATGCCTGTTAACTCTTGCAAACCATAGGTGCTTGGGCCTGAGACTCCGCTTGCTGGGCCTTGGACTGACTGAACGCCTTGGAGATCGCTCATATCGAAGCGCGTACCCATCATGTCATCAACACGATTCAATCCGCTTTGGGCAGTATCAAGCAATCCAAGATCTAAAGCAGCGCCTTTGTCGTATTTTGCTTGTTCTGTGGGGGATAGCGTCTGATTGACTGTCGCTTGTCGTTCTCCAGTGCTATCCCAGTAAGGTAGGCCATCAGCGCCAGTTTTTAGGCTACCTTCACCACTTGACCAATCAACTGTCTGACTGCCAAGATGTGTATTTATATTAGGATTCGACAAAGTAGCCGTCTGTAGCGCCGCATCTTTATTAGCTTCACCTTGCTCTATAGCCGCTCCCCTATAATCGGGTGCTGGTGCTGATTTTTTACCCATTGTTATAATACCTGCATTTGTCTTTGTTTATTTCGGTGACAACAAAATCGACACCAACCTCACAGCCGTCTGAAATTCTAAAAATCTCTTTAAAGCCTATATGCTTTATAAATCTCAAAGCTTTCAGGTTGTCTGAAGGCGTTATCCCGATAATCTTAGTTCGGCCTGATTCCTCGCTAAAGACAAAATTAAATACTTCTTCAGCAAAACCGTGTTTTAAGACAAACGGATTATTAATCCAAATATGTATAACGCAACTATTGGGCGACCAACCGTCAAATACACAAACGGCTTGAGGCACATTATCCTCATCAAGAGCAGTGATTCCTCTTGTATCTTCGCATATATTGGGTCTACTTTCACCCATGCAATCAATATGCTGTACTGTACTTGCTACAAAGTCAAACAATTACTCCGCCGTTCTCGTAAACGTAGTCAGTTGAGGCATGGCGCAAATCCAATCCGTTACTTACTGTGGTCATTCGCAATGATACAGCAGTTCCAACGCCTGATACAGTCTGCCAATCATAAAAATTACTAACAGGGCCGCCCCAAAGTCCAGAATTCCAAGTAGCTGAATCCCACGTACCTTGTGAGATTGGAGCGAAACTCAGCGCAGAAACTCCGTATTCATCACCAAAATCAACCGAAATGGCAACAGAAACAGCGGGAACACCATTGGCTAATAGCACTGGTCTTAGAGAATTAATCTTCTTAACCCTGCCTTTTGAGCCTAGATAGCTAAACGCTTGCTTCAGGTTGGTTACAATATCTTCCGTATTATCGGCATATACTTCACCAAAATGACCCACGTTACCATTACCACCAAAGTACAGCTTCTCGTTTGAAATAGCCCAGCAATTAGACTCTATACCAGTAAATCTCCACCAAGAGTTAGTAATTGTGTTCATCACATATTGCTCTTGTTGTGAACCCGACCTTACAGGAATGTTAACCAGAACCTGATTTCCTTGCGGGAAGAAGGTTATATCCCACCCATCCTTAGATTTATGAGCAAATGTCGATTCAGTAAATGCTCTTGATATATTGTCGGTTAAAGCCACTTCTGGGTTTACCTGAGAGGACTGCAGTGCCTTTGAAAGCGGGTATAACCCCTGAACATTCAAATACAGCAAGTCACCGCCATACTTCATCAAGCAGCGACGACCAACAGGCTCGCCAAGGTTCCAAACACCCACCAAGCCCCATGTATTAGCAGACGATGGGTTTGTGCCGTTAAAGACCGCAACCTGGCCTTCGGATGAAACGACCACAAGGTAATCATCCAAGCCTTCACCAGCGTCAAGTGTCCACGTTCCCGCAGAAACTATGTATCCGCCTTTTGAGAAGTAACCGTCAAGCCTTGTGCTTTTTGCCGTTCCGCCCACTGAATCAATTGGTAGGTAATACAAAGAAAGGGAGTTGTTCAATATGAGGTACATTCGACGCTTGAAGACTGTCGCATTGACGATATCAGTTGTCGTAATCCCCACAATCGCAGGGCTAGAGCTGCCCGTAATCGCCGTCCATGCTGACCCATTCCAATACCTGGGCGCATCTTGACCGTTGAAACAGCATAAATACGAATCACCCGAAGAGTTTGTAAAGTTAACATGCTGCCACTTTGCAGAGGATAACGAACCCACAACCGCAGCACCAACCGCGCCAGCACTTGTCATATTATAGAATGAGTTGGAAGCAGCGCCAAATAGCGTTGTAGTCCCATCTTGGGAGTTATACGGCATTAGCGACTCAACCTGCGCTCCTATGCCTGTTACGTGGTTTTTCCAACCTCTTCGGACACGAACATCTGTTGTCTGTCCAAAAAAGTTATCTGTTTCAACAGCGAATAACTCCTCCATGTTGGCGATAGAATCCTTAGCATTCCAGCCCATAACAGGAGCAGGAACAGATGTCGTACTAGCGAGTTGTCGCCCCTTTTGTGCCTTTCGGAATGCAGGTCTTCTCATAGATTCCAACTACCGATAGGAATGATGATGCCAGCTTGGCGATAATCTCTATTGCCCGACCCCAGATTTAGGACACCCGCCCCGCCATCTCTTGCCATCGCATCAGTAACGCGTCTTTCGTAGGTATTAAAGTCCTCTGCGTACTCAAGCCCTTTGGTCTTCAACCAGCGCCAGCGAATACCCAATATCATCAGAGGCTCATTTAACAAGCCTACATCCGTATCGTTTTTCCAGCTATTCTGACCAGTCGCACCTGTTGTCTCACAGAATGAGTCAGACATGTACTGAAAGGCCATTGTATCACCCCCGGCAGGGGCGGGATTGATGTGGAAGTTCTTGTTGCGGATTTGCCATTGCTCATACGGGCCAGTGACAGGGAATGCCTGTAATGTCTCCCACTCAGCAGACGAAACAGGCCCATTAATAGGAAGGCTCGTAGTACGGTTCCAAAGGGTGTCATTGATGATATAACGAAAATCACTAGCAGCGACCACTTTGCCATTCATTGCACCTTGATCAGAACCAGAGACCATCGTAAACGTAGCTTCACGCCGTTGAGCTTGCCACCCATCGGCTAATTGCGAACCTAAATCCTCACCCTCTTCGTCAGCAATTGCAAGTAATTGGATAATCTGGTTATCCGTATTACCTATAACTGTTGTGGGAACCGATATGCCTAATCGACGGCAAACGGTTTGAACCATTCCTAGTAGAGCCATTATTCCTCCGTTATTTTACGGGTCTGCCTAGTTTCTTCTTAGCAGGAGCCTCGTCTAGCATTATACGTTCTTCTAAGTCAGCAAACTTAGCTGCCAGTGTATCACCTTGATCTTTTGACCGCGCTAATTCGTTCTCTAGTGCGGTTATTTTAGCAGATGATTGACCTTGATCGGTAGTGGTAGTAAAGGCTTTAGCTTTGCGTTTAATATCACGCGAACCCATGCCAATGCTATCCATCGCCTCTTCAGTCATCTCGGCCGCAAGTTCGACAGTATTAATACCAATGTCAACTAGATTCTTCTGAACAGCCATGCTGATCTGGTTCCAGCCTCTGATATCAGTACCGTTGATTGGCGCTTCTTGTCCAGCTTCGTATCGCTTGACAGCATCCATACAATAGTCCATATAGGCTTGACTTTTGAATCCATGTCGTACTTCGTGCTTTAACTTGTCTTCCCAAGGCGTTGTATCTACCTTAAATTGATATTCTTCTTGAATAGTCTCGGTAATCGTTGTTTGTTCTTCACGAAATGAGCCATCTTCTTGCTTTACTGTGCGGAACACAGGTTTTTCAACCTCACGTTCGACCATCTTAGGCTCGAAACGGTGTCCTTTTACAACAAAAGGCACTTCTGACCGATCATCACCTCTGGCTCTCAAATAAGCCATTAATCTAGGCGTGTGGACAAAGCGACCTTGTTTAATTGATTCTTGTCTATCTTCGGCAGTATCTTCCTCAAATCGAATAGAAGGAGGATTGTCTTCTTTAAACGCATCTGCATTCTTTCCTGCTCGTTCTGCGTCTGCTGCTGTGTAATTACTCATGATATGCACCTAGTTGTTAAGTGTTAAACGGATTCATGCCTGGAGGCGTATAAAAAAGGGCAACCCAGCTCATACTAGGCCGCCCCCTACTCATCTTACATTAGTATGCAAACGCTGCCATACATTTATCTGCTGAGTCATCTATGACATAAGCGCAAATGGGATCGTCCACTGCTGTCGCCAAAGTCAAAGTTAGGTCAGTAGTGGACAAAAATACAGCATCACCGTCAGCAGGGGTACCCGCTAGATTAGTTCCGGCTGTAAATGGCCCAGATACCTGTACCCAGACATATTCCGCTACTGCAAGTGTTCCAACAACGGCAACACCTAGAACGCCAGCACCGACAGGCTTAGTAGCCGCGTCACTGTTGTCTGTTACAACAGTGTTGTTCTCGGAAGCACTAGGCGAACCCAGATAACCAACAACATCACCAATAGCGCCAGCAACAGTAGCAGTCTCATTTCGAAGCTCGACATACTTGTACTTCTTGCCGCCAGCAGCCTCGTAGATGGTTCCTAACGCAATCTGTGCGCTGGAGTCATTTGATGTAACATTTACACCTGTTTGAATCATAATATTACTCCCTTTACGCGTGTAGCGTACCCTGTAGTGAACGGTTAGAACAAGTCAAGTTGCCCATCCAGATAACTGGAATTACTACGGCATCCTGATTGATCGCTCTTTGTTCCTCAACTTCAGACATTTCAGCATCTTTATGGCACTGAAGGTTTAGATAATCTGTGTTGATCATGTAACCCGTTGCAGCAGGGATACCGGAACCACCGTCAAAGATAACGTCAGCAGTCTTGTACTTGAGTGAAACAAAACCAGCACTTGCAGAATCAGAAGATTTGTCAGTGTCAGAAGTGTAACGCTTGAGTGAAGTCTGTGAACCCTCAAAGAAGGTGAAGTAGTCGTTAGATAGTACAACCAAATCAGGCTTGTCCGATCCGCGAGTCAATTCAAGCCAAAGTTGAAGCATGAAAGGATTCTCAAACGTTGTACTAGAAAGCGTAATAGCACTACCGGATAGTGGGCTAGACGCGTCCTGAACAATGTTTTTCCAGAAAGTATAAGTTGCTGAGTTAATACCACCGACTGTACCACCAGCAGTTGCAGGAATTAGCGACTGAAGGCCGTTAATCTGGTTGCTTGCTGTACCGTCTGAGTAAATGTCAGAAGAAAGGTTGTTTTTGAATGTTCGCATGCCGTTAGTCAAACGCGACTTAGCTAGGTTCAAAATCTGGCTATCACCAGAGTTAATACGAAGTTCACGACCTGATGCAGTAATATGCACAGCCGCTTGCTTCCAGTTATATTCGGCAGCAGACAAAACGTCTGAAGCGCCGACATCGAGTGCATCATAGCCGCTGTAACGCTGCCATGTGCTGTTTTCTGCGTAGTCGAGTTCTTCAACAAGTGTAGTTCCGCCATCAACGACCTTCTTTCGGCCTTTTCTATTCATTTGCATGAGTAGAGCGTTGTTGTTGGTTACGTTGTCTGCAAACTCTCCTTTGTGCTTACGGAATGTAGTTGTTACTAGTTCCGTAAATGTACTGTTGGGAGAAGCCATGTTATTTCCTCACTAAAAGTTAAATTTACGCTTGAGCCTTTAGATCATCTAAGGCTTGCTGCATTGTGTCATTAACGCTTCCAGTGGGAACTGGCTGTTTGACTGCATGAGAGGCTTTCTTGCGAAGGTTGTTTTTTGCTGCTTTCTTCGCTTTCTCTGCATGCGCCGTTGCTTCACCCTGATTCTGCCCTTCACCAAGAGGTTGTTGCCCCTGTAGCAAAGTTCTAATATCTGGTGAGGCCCAAGTCGCGCGTTCATAAGCCTGTTCAATCGTTACGTTAGGCTCTGATTGTACTATAGCCGACATCATACCTCTTACGTTCTCAAAATAGGGGTATTTCAGTAAGCCCGTTTCATCTACGGCAGTTGCAAACTGCTCAACTTCATTTTGGATCGACTGAGTTGTTTGTTGTGACTCCCAATTCTGACGTTCCGCTGCTATTTGCTGGCTCACTTGCTCTGGGGTTAACCCTTGAGTTTGAACCGGCGCTTGATTCTGTAATAATGCACCAATTTCATTTAAAACACCATACTGTTGCGCTGTTGCAAGCAATTGTTGTGCTTTATCTTGAGGTGCTGCTGTTTCTAGTACGTGATAAGCATTCAGCATGGTTTGAATTGCTTCTGTCTCTGTTGCGCCTCTAGCCCGTATAGTCGGCATATAAGGGGCGACAACTGATGATATCTGCTTACCGAAGTTTGCGTCATCCTTGAGCATTTCAGCCCCTCTCATCGCATCTCCTTCGCGTTTATGTATCTCTGCCTTGATTGAGGGGTCAATACCAGCCCACTTCGACTTGGCTTCTGATCGCCATGTGGATGGTGGGTTAATGTGACCAGCATCTATCTGTACTTCGGGTTCTGGCTCTAACTCAGGCTCAGATTCTTCCGACACAATGGTTTCATCTATTACTTCTTCTTCAGGAACCTCGTCAACGACTTCATCAACCGCATCCTCGACAACCTCTTCAGCATTATCTTGGATTTCTTTCAGTGTTTCTTCCATTGAATCATCTAAATCTTGAGACATAAGTGTTCTCCTTAGTCAGCGCCAAATGTCCAACTGACTTTATCGCCAGAGGGTGCATTGTTTTGGTATTTAATATCGTTGAGGGTTTTCCCCAGCGAGTCTACGATCATCCTATCCATCTTCTTATCTTCTTGAGCGAGATGCGAGTTAGCAGCTCTTTCTTCAGATTCCTTGCCTTCAAATACACGACATCCGTGTACATCAAGGTCATATCGGTGCTGTCTCTTGCCTGAAATTAGTTTGTTACTAATAGGACTAAAGTAGTCAGCAGCATCTCTGTGTATAAAATGCCCACGTAAAGGCTTTTCATCTTCCATGTCGTACTGCGCCCACATATAGTCAGGCACCATCTTTCCGGTCTTTGGGTCGGCTTTATATCTAACGTTACCCATCTCGTCAACATCGGGATTCTTCTCTTTCTTGCCGAATATCGCTTCCCACTTAGCCTTTTCTTCAGACAGTGAGATTGTTCTGGGTCGTCGCTTTGAGCCTTTACCTGCCATTAATCTTTACCTCGATGCACATGAACCTCAAACATACCACTATCTCCAATATGCTCAACAGATTTCAGCTTAGGGTGAGTGAATTGCGCCATGCGCTCCCATTCCTTGTTGGCATCCAATTGGGTACCAGCATCCGTATCATCACTATCGGCAAGCTTTTGCAAGCGATGAGCATTCTTGGCTATCTGCATGATAGGGTCAAAGTCCTCTCCATACATCTTAGCTAGACGGTTCAAAAGAAACTTCTCGTTCTTCTGCTGCGCCTTTGAGTTAGGGTCTCTACTCGCCATTTGTTTTCTCCGGTTTAGCTATCACCTTACTACTTACCCCTTAAAATGTCAGCAAGCCTAATTTTCCTGTTTATTTCAGGCTGTCTTGCCATACGTTCACGTTCTCTTGCTAAGTCGGCTTTTCCTACGCCTAGCATCCTGCGTAATTTAGCGTTATAACCGTCTTCGTTTTGAAATCGACTTTGGCGAACATTCTCATTATCCCTGTCCCACTCTAAGGATCTAGCGCCCCCAAATGAAAGGCTATTTCCGTACTTTTGACGGAATTGCGACAACTCCTCATTAAATTCACGCTCATTTGGCGCATAAAACGCATCGTCGTAGCGTATGCTCCCATGACTTCTTGCGGGGTCTTGTTGGTGTCTATATTCATGCGCCCATGTTGACGCAGAGTTTTCGGCTGTTGGCAGGACGTTTACAGTACCAGCTTCTGTGCCTAGCTGTGTTCCATTTGGCGCTATATTTTGCATTGCCAGGCGCTTTAAATCCTCGCTAGAGTAGTCCTGCGGTACATAGTAGCCCTGCAAGTTGAGCGGGTTGCCTTTGTACTGCGAGAGCCTTGCTAAAGCAGGGTCTATTGGGGCTGCATCAGGATGCATCCGCGCCATAACGTCAGACGCAAACTCTATATCGCCTAACCCCTCATTGGAAAGGCCAATCCCCTTATTGGCAGGGTCTCTACTCGCCATTGTTGGCTCCTTTAGCCGCTATAAGTTGCATATCCTGCTGGAATTTAGCTTGGGCCACTTGAGCCTTTAGCTGTATTTCAGCCATTTTCTGAGCATGTTCAGCTTGATTAACTTGAGCGTCCATCTGAGTTTTTTGCATATCAGCCTGGGATTGAGCTTGGTCGGCCTGTGTTTTGGCTTGTAGACCCTGATTCTTCAACTCCTGCTCTTGTTGCCTTGCTTGCTGTTCCTGCTGCTTTGCTTGTTGTTCTTGTTGTTGTGCCTGTTGTTCAGCTTGCTTGGCTTCGTCACGAGCCTCACCAGAGCTTTGCATGATAGCCTCTTCCACTTCTCTACCCAATCTAAATCGCTTCAGGAAGCCTTGTAGGAGCTTCTTAGCGCCATTCTCATCAAGCAAACCTGACTGTACTGCTGGTTGGATACCTTGAGAGAACTGAGCAATTGACTGCATTAGCATTGAAAGGGCTTCTTGGTCGCCTTGCTGGTCAGCCTGAATGGTCGAGTCTGTCTCTATCTCGATTCGGTAAGACCTCAAGATATCATCGGACATTACAGCTTTAAGCTCTTCCCACGTAGGCTTGCTCATCATCTCTTCCATTTCAGGAGGCATCTGAGGTTCGGGTGGAGGCTCTTGACCTTGCATTTGCGCTTGTTGTGCTTGTTGTTGATAGCTCATCTTGGCTTGCTCAATCTGCATCTGCATCTGGCCTTTCTGCTGCTGAGTCGGGTATTTAAGCCCTGTCATTGCCATTAATGTTTCGGGGGAGAACTGCTCGCCCACTATCTCAGCAGTCATACGAATTAAATCTCTCGCATATCGCTGAATCTCACGTTGCTTTCTCTGTAGTCGCTGAGAACCAAAGTTAGCCTTGATCTTCTGCGCTCCCAGTGTCTCATACGCGCTAGAACTGCCACGCTGAATGTCGGAGATACCTGTTAATTCGTATATTTGCTGAATTGTTTGTGTTCTATACTGCCACAACTGAAGTAGAACATTAGTGAGCGTCTCATTCGGGAACATCCAAATAGCTCTATCAATGCCGCCTTTCTCAATCAATCGAGAGAGGTTTTCGGCTGGAATCATGTCATTGTCGTTCGCATCGAAAAGTTTCTTAATCTCACTCATCGTGGAGTCGTAAATACCTCTGACCCTGAGTGCGCGAGTAATCCGTGACATTCTATTGGTCACATCTTCAAGGTTATCCGCTAATGTCTGATACATCGAGAAGTCAGTAATAGGTACTAGGCTCTGCGATGATTCAATTGCATAACAAGGCTTCGGTATAGGCCAGAAGTCTTTTAAGTTCAAGGGATCGTCATCAATGGCTATGAAGTCGTCTTTGAATTCCCATGCTACCCATCGAACCTTCCGCTCAATCTTGTCCCATATCTCGTATACGCGAGTCTGTTGCGTCACTCTCGCCGCGTCATTTTTCTCGGATTGGCTTGAATTTGGATCAACTACGTTACCATAACTGAGCTTGTCAGCGAATTCAGGTGATATTTGCCTGACCTGATCTTTGTCTAGTTGATGTTCAAAGGCTATCCAAGGTAGTTCATCCCAGTTATCACCCGGCCCAAGGAGTAAACTGTCCCACTTGATGCTTTCGTATTCGATTTCCTCTGATTCAACAACTTGTTCAATCTTAACACCGTCCTCGGTCTCACCTCCTTCGCTCATAGTGGGAACGTATTTGATTCTGGTGGTTCCACGCCCCGGGAGCAATAAGTCGTTGGTTGCGTCAATCATACGCCCATCAAACGATGTGTTTTCTAGCACAAAGCCAGTGGCGCGTTCTAAAATCTCTGATACATGCATCGCAATCGTGTCTTCATCTCTGAATCTACGTCGAATGTCAGGTTTAGGTAATGCGCTGTATAGCGCGGGTCGTACAGTCTCTACGTTAGACCATAGGATATTGAAGGTATCTCGACGTTTTGCGTTGTCGCCGGAACCAACATTACGCTCATTGCGATAAGTGTTGTTAGCTATCTTAGCATCATCACGCCAGTGCTTGTCTCTCTTTAGAGACAGGTCTAGCTCCTTAAACCAATTGGCTACAGGTGAGTCTTCTTGCTTTGATTCCATCTCATCCATTTGCAGACCTTACCCATTCGCCTTCAGATTCAATCTCCAATACTGTGTCAATAACAATGCTAGATACTTCCTGCCAGCCATGAACCTCAGAGGTCTCGTGTTCAAACCGAATAAATTCGCCGTCAGGACTATAGCAGTAAGGGTCATTATCTATCAGAACCTGATAATGAACAAGTCTATGCCCGTGTTGAGCACATAATTGTGCATCTTCTTTAAAGTGCATGATAACTCTGGTTGGTTCGTCAAAATCTATAATCTCTTGCATAATAATCCTTACTTAGTGTTGTTCATTCAGAGTCTACCAAATAGAAATCTAACGATACTCATGCTCGCTCCAATTCATCATATAGTACCAATAATTCACCTGTCGCAGCATCATGCGGGTTGACAATGAGGCTTGTCTCAAACCTTAACCCATAATAATCACTTGCGTCACCCGCAGAGGTTGAGGCAGGGACTCTAATCACTGTCGTCGTAGCATCTGTTATCAGGCACTCATGCGCTGACATGACAGTATTTACATACCATCCTTTGACAATACAAGGAACCAAGCTAATCGTAGTGGAATTTGTGGATAAATCCACTACCGCATATTGCCACTCTCTTGTCACGCTCATTCTCTCATCCGTTTGCGTTTATTGGCTTCAACTAGCTCATTAAAGTTACGATCTTGCTTGTATCGAGCTTCCTGCTTGTCTTGAGGCAGCCTATCCCTTGACCATACGACCGATAAATAACGCAATGCGTCTGCCCCATCACTCGCCCAATCGTGTAAGGGTCTATCATTGAATCGCTTCTTGTCGTCGTCCCACTCTCTATGGTAACTACGCGCTGCCTGAATCCCTGTTTCGCAATCCATGTCAATATGGCAGATGTTTAGCATCATTCGCGTTGCTTGTATACCATCTTGGATGGATAATTTAGGCACAAGGCTAATTGTACCCCATCCGAAGGCTGCCGCAAACTGTTCTTCCGCAGTCTTTAGCGTAGAGAAGTTTTTAGCCCTTGCATCGTGCGGCAAATTGATGGAGCCATATTCCCAATCCTTATGGGCGCTCCATTCGTTCTCATCGCCCCATTCAACGTTGCAACTATCGCCATTAATGCTTACTTGGCATTCTCGACCACGAATAACACCCATATAATGAGAAGGATCACGACCAGCACTCTGATAATACTCGATAATGAAGATTCTACCCTCATAGGCTTGAAAAAACCACATCGCAGTGTTGTCAGTACGTCCAATATCCATCGCAACGTGGACAGGATAGCGCGGATTGTGTGGAACATGACCGATTCGTTTTTCACGGTCGATTTTAGCAAATTCTGAGGTGTAATAAGCACCCATAATAGCCGCATCCCATGAAACTTCGTATTCTTGCTCATATAATGCTAATCCC